TTGGTCGGTCATTTGCATTTCTCCTGTTTGCAAAAACAATCTGTGAGCTGGCCCGCTGGATGTGAACGGGCCAGCTTGACTATTACCAGGTCACGCCTGCCACCCAGGCCACCACGCCAGTGCGGCGCAATGTCCAGTTGATCGGCATGATGAGGCGAAGCGCCAGGCTGTCGGTCTGGAACATCGACTTCGCTGGATAGGCGACAACAGCCGGGGTGCCGGATGTACTGATGTCGGTAGGAGAAGTATCCTCCATGTGCAGGGTTGCCTGGTCTGAAATTTCAAACCGGGGGCCATCACCTGTGACACTGACAAAATCTGCCGCATCAACCACGATCACTGTGCCGAGTGGCACTGTGCCGCTGTCAATGACCGGCCAGCCGCCCAGCCTGCCGGTGCCGATTTCCTCGCGGAACGGGAACACGCCTGCACCAGGAGCTGCCACCAGGCCAATGCTGTTGACCTGGGCCGGGTTCATCAACCAGCACGGATTGCGCACATTGCCCAGCGTTCCTGTCAGCAATGCATTGGTCAGTGCTTTGATGTCACCGACCAGGGCAGTGAAGCCGCCGCCTGCTGTTGGGGTCAGGCCTGAGACACCGTTGAGGATACCTGCAGGCCGGATGACCGTTGCCGCATTGCTGTCAATCAAAACACTGTCCAATGCGATTGCGGTGTCGGTCTGGATGGCATCACGCAGCAGGCCTTCAATCGCCGGGATTGAGTGTTCATCAATCTCGCGCGTCCATGTGGTGATGACTGCCATCTTTTTCGGCAGCAAGGTTTGCGATGTGAAGGCACCCTGGCGAACCGGGATGGGCAAACCTTCACCGACGAATGAGCCAGCAATTGTCGGTGTGCGGCTCCTGGTCGGAATGATGATCTTGCCGTTGCGGCCGAAACTGAGGCTCAGCCCTAAACTCGAAAACCTCGGGTAGATTGATTTCGGATAGAGGGTTGCCATGAAGTCAACAACGATCTGCTGCACCAGCTCAGCAGCCCAGCCGGTGACCGTGGTCATGGCTGGGGCGCTTGCCGCCTTGATTTGCCAATCAAGCACGGCCCTGGTGGCTTCGTCGTCGCCGTACACCATGCGGCAGATTTCAGCAGCAGGCTTGTGATCGCGATGCGCAAGCACCTGGATGGCACCAGCCCTGCACAACAGATCGAGCGGTGACAGTTTTTTCGTTGCGACATTGAAGGGTCGCGGCGGCGTGACGATGGAGGTTGAGCCATTGGCCTTGGCTGCATGAGACACGACCGTGCGGCCACCGTCATCACTGGCCTTGCCCATGCTTTTCTCGGACTCGCGCAACACGGCCAGCAGCTTTTCATCGCGCTGGATTTCGGCATTCGACTTGCCGACTGTCTCAATATCTTCGTCGCTGTAGTTTCCGTTGCCTTTGCTTTCATGGAAGGCAGCCAGCTTGTCGGTTTTTTCCAGCAGGCCTTTTTCCATTTCAACAATGCGTTGAGCTAACGACATGGTCGCGCCCTTTCTGTTTTGCATCTTGGGATCGGCATGCCCGCCGGTGAGCCCGCGCCGCAGCAAAGCGTTTCGTCTGCCATGCCCGGCAAAAACGAGTTGCTGCGTTTCGGGTGAAATCTTCAGTGACTTGGCCACAGCCAGTGCATTCGGATTTGCTGGCACACTGACCAGGCTGGTTTCGATCAATTCCTGCTTGGTGAATTTGTAGCCGCTGAACGGATTTTTATGATCCAGCGCCACCGACTCTTTTGGATGGAAGCCGACCGACACCGCGCGCAATATTCCAGCCTCGATCAGCCTTCTGATTTCATCAATGCGCTCTGAGGTGCCTGCTGGTGCCAGCTCGAGCTGGCCGCGCAGTTGCTTATTCTCAACACGCAGATTGCTCCACTTGCCTATCGGGAAATCACTGCGATGGCCGAACAGTGCAATCGGGTTTTTCTTGAAGTTGTCCAGCTCCCAGCCATCCGCCATGATGATGTCGTCCATGCGGTCTGGCGTCTCGTCGGACATGACAAATTCCATGCCCTCGACTTTTTGCGCATGCGTCTTGCGGATGATGTTGTCACCACCGCTGCGTTCCTCATCCCAGATGTCCTGACATTCATCCTGGTCCAGCTCCAGGGTGCAGCGGTCCATGAAATCGGAATAATCCTCATCATCATCCGGTGGCGGCATTCTCTGGTTCATGGATTTGTTTCCTTCAGCAGCAATTCCAAGTGCCGGATAGCCAAACGCCCAGGATCACGGCAGCGATCATTGCCATGATCAGCACCAGCCATGAGCCGTTATTCATCGTTTGCGGGATGGCGGGATCGGTTCACTCATCGAGGCCGCGCCAACGGGTGTCTCGATGGCGATGGCGAACTTGCAGGCTTCGCGCTGCACCACTGGATGTTCGCGCGTCCCTGACCTGAATTTGATGAAGGCAATTGAGTGCGTCCACAGGCCGTGGATGGCAATGCCGGTGTCCGGTTTTGCAGTCACAGTGATTTCATCACCATCACTGTCATACAGGTCATTAAACAGATTGCCGTCCGTGGACACCTGGAATGTCAGGTTGGCCTCGGTAAATTCCTGCGGCACAGTGATCCTGACAATCTCACCAGCTGAGCAGTCAGCACCATCGGACAAACTTTCCCCGGCTTCGATGGTTGGCCCGTCAATAATTTCCAGCGGCATGTTCTGTCTCCCTCATACGATCATGGTTTCAATATCGACTTGTCGGATGCGGTCGCGCGAACGCAGGCCCATGAGCATGGCCAGTGCCACTGCACCGTCGATGCGCATGCGCGATTTTTCTTTGTCCAGCTTGCGATTGCCTGACGGGTCCATGACTGCGATCGCGTTCGCCATGTTCCAGCTCAGGCAGGGATTGCTGGGATGGATCAGCTTGCCATCTGTCACCGCGATGGCGAGCGCATCGATGGCCGGTGCCATATCCTTGAAGCCTTGACCCCAGGGCACCAGCCTAAGCCCATCACCCTTGTCACCTTCCTTGAAGGATTGCAGGCCGATACGGTCAAACTCGCGCAACAAATCTTCAATGCGCCATCGGTCATAAGCCAGCGCCTTGACGTTATAGAGCTGGGTCAGCTCAGCAATGTGCCGGGCAATGATTTCCTTGTTGACCGACTTGCCGGGCGTGGTCTGGATATGCCCGGCGTTTTTCCATTCCAGGTATCTGTAATTGCCTGAGCCAAAATCCCTGAAGCTTTGTTCGCCCAGCGGGTCATCCGGCTTCCAGAAATAGGGCTGGATGCGAGCCACATCATCGGTTGAACACATCAGCAGCGCGGTCAGGTCCAGGACATTGGACAGGTCCAGCGCCAGGTACACTTCCTCACCTGGTGTGAATGTGACTGCGCCGGCGCAAGCCATCCATTCGGCGCGGCTGATCAAAGTGGCTGCTGGTGACACCCGCTGATTGAGCAGCAGGTTCCTGACTTTCGGTTCCTCGGCAGGCATGCGCTTTGCCTTGTCGATGGATGCCACGAAGTCATCACGGTCTCTAAAAATTCCCAGAGCCGGGTTGGCTTTTTTCCATTGCTCGTGGTCATCCAGGTCGCAATCCTCATCGGCCGCGAACAGATGGCAAACAATGGTCGGATCTTCGCCCAGGCCATCATCAATCAATTGCGAGAGAACATGCTCAGGATCATTGCTCTGCGTTGAAATGACAATGAACAGCGGCTCGCGCGCAGCTCCAAATGAGGTGTCCAGCACATCATAGAGGTCGCGATTTTTGGCCTGGGCCAGCTCATCATAAATCACCAAGGTGGGCAGATAGCCGTGCTTGGTCCCGGCCTCGGCAGATATGGCGCGGTACATCGACCCCATGCTGCGCACCACCATGGTCTTGGTGGAGGTGATGATTTCCACCTTGCGGCTCAGCTCGGGTTCGAGCTCAACAATCTGCTTGGCAAATTTGAAGATGATGCCAGCCTGGTCGCGGTCGTTTGCAGCGGAATAGATTTCACTGTTGTGCCGAGCTTCAGGACCAACCAGGTGCGCCAAAGCCAGGCAGGCAATCAGTGCGGTTTTGCCATTCTTGCGCGCCATCGACAAAATGGCTCTGCGCACCACGCGCCGACCATCCGGCAGTGCAGGCTCATAAATGTCGCGGATAAAGTCTTTCTGCCACTTTTGCAGCTTGAACAGCTCACCCTGGCCGTTGCCGCTGGGCACGGTCAGGCATTCGATAAAATCAATAACGTCCTTGGCGCGCTGCCTGCTGTCCTTGGTGCGCTTAGCCTGCGAGGATGAGGTTGCCAAACTTGCTTTCAGCCACTTCGCTGTTGCTGGTGGAAATGCGCGAGCGAGCTGCAGGGGTGAAACCAAATTCGCTTGCGAACCTCACCATGTCCTGGGCAGCCTGCCTGGCTGTCAGCAGCACAGGATTTTGCAAGGGTGTGCCATTGGCAGCTTTGATCATCAGGCCATGCATCTGCGGATCACGCGCCGAGATTTCAGTGAAGGCTTCAACGGCCATGCGCCAAATGGCATAGGCCTGGCAGTAGGCAGCCAACGGCTTGGTATCAACACGGCTCAACAATTTGAGGCGGTGCAGCTCCTGCGCCACCTCAATCCATTCCTCCTTGGCATAGCCAATCAGGAAAGGCGGCGGCTCCAGTGTTTGTGCAATGGCTGGCTGCGGCTCATCCCTGGGCAGTGTTTGATGGCCAGGGTTGCCGCGCAATAATCTCAGATGCGTCGGCACTCGACGCGGCCCGCGTTTTCCCATTGGGTCAGCTCACTGGTTGCAGCTTCACTGCAGAGTAGCGTTGCTGCTTGAGCGCCAAGCCATATTCATTGATGCCATCGGGCACAGCCACACCAGGTTTTTTGAGCAGCTTGTTATTGGCAAAGGGCCTGTAGTCCACGAAGTGATGCCAGCGGTTAAACTTCCACACCACCTTGGCCACATCAGGGTGCATTTTCACCAGCAGCTGCGACTTCGGTAGCGTCCCTTCCTTGGAATAAAATTCATCAGTGTTGCCACCGGTCATCCTCTGAGTGCCGATCTTCTTTTGCAGGAAGGCATTGAACTGGATGGTGCACCAGTGCGCCTTGAGCATGCGCAAGGATAAGTCGGTGTCCTCGTTGTAGCGGCCGCGCCATTCAAACGGCACATCGTTGCGGATCAGGCTGCAGCTGTAGATGCGGGAATTGAGAATGATGGGAAGGTGCTTTTTCTTGCGCGGTGTGAACAGCTCATAGGCAGGACCGGCCATGGCAACATTTCTGTAGCGCAGACAGAAATCCTCCATGCAGCGGAAGATCGTGCCATCGCCTGCGGCTGTCTTGTGGTTCTGATTGAGCCGGTAAAATCCGGCAATGTTGTCATCCATGATCCAATGCCAGGCATGGCCCTGGCTGATGGCATGCGCCCAGGCAAAATTCCTGGCTGGTCCTGGTCCTTTGCCCAATCCCTGCTCATCACCAGCAGGGTCACAGGTTTGATATTTCTGCTGGTACTGCTCAGGCAGCACCAGCAGCCTGGCAGGATCAATCACAGAGGAATAGGCAGCCAGTTCCTGGTGCTCGACTATCACCAGGTAAGGAACACCCATTGCATCGAGGTGCCTCATGGTGAGGCGGCTGGCTGCTCTACGCTTGGAGCAAATGTAAACCGGAAATTGCGGGTTCATTCATTCCGCGGCGGATTGGAATTGCTGCTCGACATAACTTTCATCATCGACAGGTGGCACCCAAATGAATTTCGTCTTGTCGGTGAGCTGCTGGCCAACCTGCTGGCAGAATTGCTGCACAGCTTCAGCATCCTTGAAGTGAACAATCAGAGTGCGGAAGGCATTTTTGGCGTTCTGCTGAAACTCAGGCATGCCCACCCATTCAGCCAGCGGGTTGTTTTCCGGCAGGCCGAAGGCTTCAATCTCGTTCTCGGTGAAGCCAGTGAGCAGACCATCAAAGCCAAGCTGCTTGAGGTCGGCAAATTCCAACTGCAGCAATGACTGATCCCAGCTGGCATTTTCAGGCAGCTTGTTATCGGCAATCAGGTAGGAGCGCTTCTGTGCTTCTGACCAGCCGCGAGCAACGATAACCGGCACCTCAGCCAGCTCCATCCTCTCGGCAGCCATCACCCTCCCATGGCCAGCGATGATAACCCCACGCTCATCCACCAGCACCGGAGTGGTCCATCCCCATTCGCGGATGGATGCCATGATT